GCCCCACATAGCTAACACTTCAAGAATCTTTCTCTTCTCTTCCATCAGGACAACCTTTGAATCATATGCTCTGTAAACTGGGTTTATGAAATTGATATTTACAGGGCACCCTGGTGTGTAGTCAAAAAAGAGATTATATATTGCTTTTTTGTAGGCCCTCTGTTCTGCAGTCACTACTAGATCGTTAACTATCTCAAAAGCGGCACTACCGAGGACTATCAACAAAACAGGGTTACACGAAAAATAACCACCAAGGTCAACTGGTGTCGGTGAGTAGGCAGACTGTCTGGCAACATGGTAGATTTTCCTAACCATCTCTTGATTTAACAAGAATGTGGCCTGACAGGACACTAAGCTGCCTCCGTTCGTGTATACATCAATCATCTTTGATATACCTTGACTGACATCAGCTTTATATCCGTTACCTGTTGGAGTGTAAGAGATGTTTGTTAAAAACTTGTGTGTCATGGGCATCAACTCTTTTTCAAAATACATAATTGATATCATTTCAAAACCAGATAGAGAAAGATTCGACTTCTTCATTGATATGTTGTGATTCACCATCTTTTGAAAGAGCTGGTACGCCTTGAAGCACTTTTTTCCTTGATTAATATCTTTACAATATATAACTCCACACGAATCATCACTGTGAGCAAAGAAGAGTGAATCACAACCCATTTTAGGTGCTATTAGATTGCAAAAGTAATTCTGGCTTGCAGCGTGAAACAGGGAAGACATGTAGTTAAACATACCCATCATGAAGCCATACTCAAGTTCAAGATCAACAAAGGTTTTATACCTCTTTTTTTCATCTACACCTGCTTTAGATTCGTATTCTGCTCTTATTGGGTCAATCAGCATCCTTAAACCTTCATTTTTATTTATGTTGTCGAGAGCTTTCAAGTCTAGTTTGACTCTTTTGTTAGCCATCTTTTTCCAAAAAAACCTAAAATAACTTAGGAAATTTTCGGGCAATGCCTTAGACATACCTTCTATGAAGTAATGATACTTCCAGATGTTGCATTTAGCTGCCCACTTGCTGCAATCCATTGTGCAAAGGATTTTTTTCTTTCTAGGCACATCCTGGTGGAC